TAAAACTAGTCAATTAGGTGGTGCATTACGTAGAACAAAGATTGATAAGAATACTCCGGGTGCTGAAAAATCAACTACAACTGTGGGTAAACTAAGAGAACCTGCTAGAAGACTAGGTGATAAAGCTGTAGGTGTTGTAGTAGGTGGTATAACTATAGGGGGTGCAGCTGCGGCATTATATAAAAATAGAACAACAGCAGAAAAAAAAGAAATAGAAAAAAAAGTAAAAGCTGCTAGAGAGCAAGGTTTTTCTCAGGGTGTAATGAAAGCAAATATAGAAATGCTTTTAAAACAATATGAAAAAGAAAAAAACCAAGAATCTCTAAGTAAGAAAGACCCTAAAGCTATGGAAAAAGCTATTGATAAAGGTCTAAAGAAAGTATTAAATGAAGAAAAACGTGGTGGAAATAAACTTGGGATGAATAAGGGTGGAATGGTAGACATGCGTAAGACAGGAATGTTTTACGGTGGTGGTATGGCACGTAAAAGATAATGGCAAATGTTCTCAGTACATCACGGTATAAGAATGTTAAGCTAGACTTAACAACTACAAATGTAACTACACTCTACACCTGTCCTTCTCTAATGACTACATTTGTATCTTCTATCTTAGTGTCTGAAGATAGTGACAATGCTGATACTATAACTTTAACTGTTACAAATGGTAGTGATGTATTTAGTATTTATAAAGATAAAGCAGTAGGAGCAAAAGGTACAGTAGAGTTAATTACAAATGATTTAATACTGGTGTCAGGAGATATACTTAAAGTTACTGCAGGTACAGCCAACAGACTGCACGTTATAGCCTCACTGGTTGAAGTACCTAAGACCACTACAGCATAACGGCATTGCATAACTGCCTGTAGTAAATAGACATAAACTATGGTATAACTAGCCTTGTACAAAAACAAGGAGGTAGTACAATGGTTAAGATACTAAAAAAATGGTTTAAACGGTCACAGGAAGCCAGAGCAAGACGAGCAGCAATGAGTGAATTAAATAAATTTACAGACAGAGAACTGCAAGACTTAGGCTTTGGACGTAGTGAAATATACGCAAAGGTACATGGAATAAAGTAAATGGCAGGAATGAAGGGTCATACTATTGGAGGTGGTCATAAGCGTCCTACAAAACAGGGTGCAGGTATGACTGCTAAGGGTGTGGCTAAATACCGTAGAGATAATCCGGGGTCTAAGTTAAAGACTGCTGTAACTGGTAAGGTTAAGGCAGGAAGTAAGGATGCTAAGAGAAGAAAGTCTTTCTGTGCTAGGAGTGCAGGACAGATGAAACAATTTCCTAAAGCAGCCAATGACCCTAATAGTCGTTTAAGACAGGCAAGAAAAAGGTGGAAATGCTAATGGCAGCTAAAAAATCTACGGTAAATAAAGCAGGTAATTATACAAAACCTACAATGCGTAAAAATTTATTTAATAGAATCAAAGCAGGTTCTTCAGGTGGTAATGCAGGTCAGTGGTCTGCACGTAAGGCTCAGATGTTAGCCAAGCAATACAAAGCCAAGGGCGGCGGCTATAAGTAATGGCTAAACGAAAAGACCCTCTGAAAGGAACTGGTAAAAAACCAAAGGGTAGTGGCAGAAGACTTTATACAGATGAGAATCCAAAAGATACAGTCAGTATAAAGTTTGCTACTCCTGCAGATGCAAAGGCTACAATAGCTAAAGTTAAAAAAGTAAAAAAACCTTACGCTAGGAAAATTCAAATCTTGACAGTGATGGAACAACGTGCTAAAGTAATGGGTAAGACTGAAGTTGTAAGACTTTCAAAGCAAGCAAAGCTTCAGTTGAAAAAGCAAAAGGAAAAGGAAAATGCTTAATGCCCTACTTACAAAGCAATATCCCATACTTCAAGGCATGGGTAAGAAGAGAATATACGTGTAACTTTGAACAGTATCAAGGAGAGTTTTTACACTGTATGGTGATAGCAGTAACAAGTATGCCAAACAGATGTTTAAGTTTTCAAGTTATTTTTACTGGTTGTGAGTCAGATGATACAGACGAATCAAATGTACACGGTGGAGCAATGTGGGCAAGAATGCCCATTACAGCATTGGTTGGTGACACACCTGTTGAAGAATGGGCAGAGGAATTACCACCATACGTAGCACAACCTTGGGATTGTATGTCACATAACCATTCAGTCTACGTTTTGAATAGAGCTACTCCTGCACCTTGGATTGCAAAGGTTGATGGAGAGTTCTACCCTGCTAAATACTATTTTACTGTAGACTATACAGACAGTGAAATAGCTGATGACCCTGCACAACACAAACAAAGTCATGTGTTAGAGTTAATGGACGCAGGTAAGTATACAGGTAATATTGTTGCATTACCTAATAACAGAGTACGAGTAACACATCCTGCATGGTTTGAAACAGGAGAGGGAGCACCAGACTTTAAACCAAGTCAAAGAGTGTTCCATTCAAAACTAGAAACTGAATATGTTTGGGATACCAAACGAGTCTTTGATAATTTATACAATGAGGAGAAATAGACATGGCAATGGGTAAAATGAAGAAAAAAGGTATGGCAAGGGGTGGCATGAAGAAAAAAGGCTACGCTAAGGGTGGAGCTAAAATGCCTATGGTAAAAAAGGGTGGCAAGATGATTCCTGCTTTTGCTGCAGATGGCAAAGGAAAAATGAATAAAGGCGGCATGACCAAGAAAAAAGTTGGCATGAAAAATGGTGGTATGACCAAAATGAAGAAAAAAGGTTATGCTAAGGGTGGTATGAAAAAGAAGAAGTAATGGCAGTAGCAAAGTCTCAAAAAAGTCTTAAGGATTGGGGTAAGCAAAAGTGGAGGACTTCTTCTGGTAAACCCTCTAAGGGTAAAAGAAGATACCTCCCTGATGCTGCTTGGAAGTCTTTGTCTGCTTCTGAGAAAGCTGCTACAAATAAAGCAAAGGCAGCAGGAACTAAAAAAGGTAAACAGTTTGTTAAACAACCTAAGAATGTTGCAAAGAAAACTGCGAGGTTTAGATGATTACACCTGAAGGTCTATCAGCATGGAGAATCATACCAAGATTACTTATATTAAGTTATATGGTAGTATTTTATCAAACATGTAACTGGTTTATGCAACTCTTAGACCCTAATAATGCTCAGGCAGGATTTGTATCTGTCGTTGTAGGTGCAGGTGCAGCGTGGTTTGGTTTGTATGTAAATGGTACTAAAACATCTATACCAAAGGGTCAAGGTTGTAATAATCCTGACTGTAAATGTTAATAGGAGATACATATGTTTGAACGTGTAAAGAATTTTTTTAAGGAACGTGGTGAAGGAACTGCGTGGGATTTAGACTATGGTAAACTTATTATTATAGGTCTATGTATTTACATAGCAGTTAATATCTAATGAGTTTAATATCTACACTAGTAGGACCAGTATCTAATATCCTAGATAAGGTTATACCTGATGCTGATGAGAAGGCTAGACTAGCACATGAAATTGCTACTATGTCAGACCAACATGCACAACAGTTGGCACTGGCACAGGTAGAAGTGAACAAAGCTGAAGCTGCAAGTGGAGGCTTATTTAAAGGTGGATGGAGACCCTTTGTCGGTTGGACCTGTGGTATTGCTCTTCTCTACCACTTTATCCTATCCCCTTTAATTTTATTTGGAGTATCACTTGCAGGAATAGACATACCACCTATTCCTGAATTTGATATGGGAAGTTTAATGACAGTCCTGATGGGTATGTTGGGGTTGGGTGGTTTGAGAACCTATGAAAAACAAAAAGGAATTACAAAATAAAGAATGCCGTGTCTGTGGAACAACAATAGAAATATACACAGTCTATACCCGACAGCAAAAATGGAAAAAAGTAGAAGGGGTTTGTATACCCTGCAAACAAAAGGCAGATAGAGAATTATTAGAAAAGTTATCACCAAAGCAATCTTAGCAATGTTTGCATCTTTATTTTTACTAATACCTTTATCTGGAATAATAAATGATTTAGGTTATATTGATTATGTAACATGGAATAACAAAAAGAATGCATTTGGATTATTTTTATTATTATGCCCACTTACTTTTTTAACATTTAATATAAAGGAAATACAATATGGGATTTACTCTCTCACAACGAAGCTTAGATAGACTAGATGGTGTCCATGAAGATATGGTGCGTGTAGTTAAAAAAGCTATAGATGTATCTAAGATAGACTTTGGTGTTATCTGTGGACTACGTACTGTAGAGGAACAGGAAGCACTGGTAGCTAAAGGAGCATCACAAACCATGAAGTCAAAGCACTTAGATGGATTAGCTGTAGATTTAATGGCATATGTTGGAGGGAGGGCTTCATGGGAATTAAATCTCTATGATGATATAGCAGATGCCATGAAGGAAGCTGCAAAGCTTGAGAACGTAGGCATACGTTGGGGTGCAGCTTGGCATTTAAATGATATGAGAATCTGGGGTGGTACTATGGAAGAAGCTATGAATGCTTATATTGATGTAAGAAGAGGACAAGGTAGAAGACCATTTATTGATGGTCCACACTTTGAGTTATCATAATGTGGATGACAATAGTAATGTTATGTGGTAATATGTATGCCAACTCCTGTCTGGTTATAACAAGTAAAAATATAGACGATTATTATGCTACAAAAGAAGAATGTTTTAAAGTAGCTATAGAAAGAGCAGAGTTTGCTAGAGCTACTCCACAGATATTTTTTGCAATGCCAATGTGTCAAGAAATTATATTAGGTGAGGAAATATAATGAGTGTACAACTCACAGAAAAACAACAAACATTTCTTAATGTTTTATTTGAAGGAGCACAAGGAAATCTTACTACTGCTAAGAAGATGGCAGGGTATAGTGACAATGTAGCAACTTCAGCCGTAGCTTCAGCACTTCAAGAAGAAATAGCAGAGGAAACAAAAAAGTTTATTTCTTCTGCAGCAACAAAGGCTGCACATTCTATGTATGAAATAATGAATAGTCCAACTGATCTAGGAAACAAAGAAAAGATGGCAGCAGCAAAAGACATACTTGACAGGAGTGGTTTTTCTAAAACAGACAAAGTAGAGGTAACATCTACTAGTCCTTTATTTATTCTACCACCAAAAAATGATGAAAACAACTAAGGAGTGGAAACTTCCAATACCTGATAGAACTGAACTGGGTTTTGATTGGCAACCCATAGTACGTATAGGAAGGTACATACCTTTTGGATATGAACAGGATGAAAAAGATAAAGACATATTATTACCAATAGAGGATGAATTAGAATTACTAGAAAAAGCAAAGAAATATCTTAAACAGTATAGTTATAGAGATGTAGCAAATTGGTTAAGTGAGCAGTCAAAACGATATATTTCTCATGTAGGTTTAATGAAAAGAGTAAAGATTGAGCAAAAACGTAAAACAGATGCTGCAACGCAACGCTATCTCGCTCAAAGGTACAAAGAAGCCCTTGAGAAAGCAGAAAAAATTGAAGCAAAAAGAATTGGTGGAAGAACAGAAAGTATATCCACAGATTAAATCAGAGCCTATAGAAGTACAAAAATCACAGGAAGTAATCTTTCAACCAAACAAAGGACCACAAACTCAATTTCTTTCTGCTGATGAACGAGAAGTATTATATGGTGGCAGTGCAGGTGGCGGCAAATCTTATGCAATGCTTGCAGACCCAGTAAGATATTTTAATAATCCTAACTTTAGAGGGTTGCTTGTAAGAAAAACAACTGAAGAACTAAGAGAACTTATATCTGTATCTAAACAATTATATCCTAAAGCAATACCAAATATAAAGTTTTTAGAACGAGATAAGACTTGGGTAGCACCATCAGGAGCAACACTCTGGTTGTCCTACCTAGATAGGGATGATGATGTTACACGGTATCAAGGACAGGCTTTTAGTTGGATAGGATTTGATGAGCTTACACA